CTATGAGTTCCCTGCCCTGTCTGTATGGCGCTATATCCACCAGCAGGATTATACGCAGAAGCCTCAAGTGAATGGAGTGGATATGAATATTCTTCCCCCGCGCAGAAGAAGAAAGGGGGCTGCGGCATGAATACCTTTTTCAAGTTCTTGGGGGCCTGCTCCTTTGGTCTTTCCGCTGCGTGCCTGTTCTGGCTGGCGGTGGAGCTGGATAACGCCGAGCTGCAGGCCGGCAAGAGCCCGCATTCCGGGTTTTGCCCGGAGTCTCCCACACCCATGAAAGCTTTTGACGGTTTGGAAAAACCGTCCCGCTCCACGCGGATCGTGGAAAGCAATAACCAATAGATAGCATCATGAGCGAAGTAACTAAACGACAAGTGCCCGGAGATGTCTTTTTCGAAGGACTTTCCGAGATTAACGAAGGGGCTCTTTTGGAAGCCCTGGACACCAAGATGACCAGCCTTGTTTCCGCCGTGCTGGCAACCGGGAATAATGGATCCCTGACTCTTAAGCTGTCCGTGAAGCGCAAAGGCGGCGTGAATCAGGTGGTGATTGAGCCGAAGGTTACGGCCAGCATCCCGGATCCGACGATTGCCCCGCGCATTATGTTTGCCGATACCTCCGGCGCCCTGCATACGGACGACCCCGCCCAGGGGAAACTGGACCTGGATGCTCCTGTGAAGGTGACATTCCCGGCTGCTGCCGATGTTGATGCCGGAGTCCCCGCCAAGGTAGCTAAGCGCGCCTAAGTTCCCAACAACCACATAACAACATAAACATTATAGAATTAAATTATATGGATAACTTGAACGAAGAAACTCTGGCAGCCGTACGCGTGCAGGAAGTGGCGCATGGTCATGCCGCCGTCGTGCCGAATGGATATACCCTTTATCATCTGGATTGCCTGGGCAATACGCCCCCTCGCAAGGCCGGCAGTGTTCAGCTGCTGGACCTGGAAACGCTGGCAGATTTCGTGAAGGCGGAAGATGCCGAAAATGGCGTCAAGAGCGTGATTTACGTGAGCGACAGAGAAGTATGCGCCGTGCTCAATTATTATTCCCCCGATGGTAATGGATGGGGGGACCACCAAGCCACCATGCAGCTCAACAAGACGGTGGAGTGGGAGAATTGGACCAAATACGACGGACAGGGCATGAGCCAGAAGGATTTTGTAGAATTCCTCGAAGAGAACAGCAAGGACGTGATGAAGCCCACCCCGTCTGCAATGCTGACGCTGGCGAGCAAGTTCGACATGCACCGCAAGGTGGAGTTTAAGTCTGCCTACCGGGCATCCGACGGCGAAACGAAGCTGACTTACAACGAAACGGTGGATTCCAAGAGCGGCGAACTGAATGTGCCCACGGAGTTCACGATTGCGATTCCGGTTATCCGGGGGGCCGAAGGAGATACCACCTATGAAATCAAAGTTCGCCTTCGCGTCCGGTTGACTGATGGAAAACTGTTCTTCATCTATCAGCTTATCCGGGCAGATATTCCGGAACGCAATGCTATTAAGGATATTGCCGACAAGCTGGCAAAGGATCTGCCGGAGAACCGGATTCACCGCGGCGCCGTGTGCCTGTGTACGAAATCCTCCTTCACCGGAGAAATCGACCGATAGTGAGTTGGCCGGGGCCAGCGCCAACTGGTCCCCGGCCTGTTATCAATAACATGAATGTGAATACCAATAACATGAATACCCCTACAACAGAATCCCTGACTTTACAAGAGCAAGGACAGCAACTGTCCGTACTGGGAGCGTTTGCCAACAGTGAACAGTTCCAGATGGCGAAGCAGGCCGCCGAGATGCTTGCATCTTCCAGCATGGTGCCGACCACCTACCAGAATAACCCCGGTTCTTGCTTCATCGCCCTGAATACAGCCCTGCGGCTGCGGATGGACCCTTTGATGATCATGCAGAATCTTTACGTGGTTCAGAACCGCCCGTCCTGGTCCGGACAGTTTGCCATTGCTCTTGTGAATATCTGCCCGAAGTTTTCGGCGACTTGGTTCGAGTACCGTAATGAAGAGGATTTTCAGAAGGGGGTGAGAATGTGTGCCCAGCTGAAAACGGGGCAGAATGTTTACGGAACCTGGATTACCCCGGAGATGGTGAAGGCCGAAGGATGGGGGAAGAAGTGGCAGACGATGCCAGAACAGATGTACAAGTACCGTGCTGCGGCTTTTTTCGCCCGGACGAATTGCCCGGAAGCGTTGCTGGGCTTGAGCGTGGAGGGGGAAGCGGAGGACATGGCCGGCAAGAGCCAGCCGGATATTAAGCCGCCCCTGTTCAAGTCCAGGGAGATGCCCAAGGATGACGTTGTTGAAGCCGAGAAGGTTGCTGACCCCCCGCGGCAGCTGGGAGACGCGGAGGTTCCCGGCAAAGGCGACGTAGAAGTTCCCCCGCCCCATATCCGGCTGATGGAGGCTCTTTCCTGTACGGAAGAGCAACTGAACGCAGCCATTGCGAAGGCCAGCGGCAACAAGGTGAAGAGCTGGCATGAGATGAATGCTGCCCAGATGGAAAAGCTGGCGGCCAATCCTGACAAGCTGCAACCCTTTATCGGATAGGAAGGAGACGACAACATGACCGATACTGTTGAAGATGTACGTAAAGGGCTGCCCTCCGCGTCCGCGTTTGGACGGCTGGCTTTATGCCCCGGCTCGTTTACGATGGAGAAGTCCTGTCCCGACGAGAGTTCCGAGGCTGCCGCAGAAGGCACGCTGTTGCACCGCTATATGGAGTATCTTCTTTTGAAGGATGATGCAGCCGAAGAAGGAATGGAGTTTTCCTGGCATGATTTTCTGAATAGCCGGGAGTATGAGTCTGCCGAGCTGAATCATGAGCAGGTGGAGCTTTGTGGACGTGCTCTGCGTCTGCTGAATGGTGTGAAAGAGAAGATCCTGGATTATCCCGATGCTTTTTTTTCTCTTGTATCCACCGAAGAACGCCGTTTCTTGTCCGACTGGATTGAAGGGGGCGAGTATTCCGGACAGTGGGACGCACTGTTCAGAGTTGGGTCGGATCTTCTGGTACTGGATTGGAAGTTTGGCCGCGTGGCTGTGGATTCCGCCGAGGCGAACCGTCAGCTTGAAGCCCTGGTTCCGCTGGCGGCTCAAAAAGCCAATGAAGAGGGGATTATTTACAATGGCATTTACGCGGCTATCATCCAGCCACGGGTGGCTGGTCCGGCATCTGTTACGTTTTACGATGACGAGGCGATTAGCCAGGCCGAACAGGATTCTCTTGCTGTCGCCAGGGCAGCTATGGACCCGGACGCCCCGCGCTATTGCAGCGAGGCCGCCTGCCGGTATTGCCGGGCCAAGGCGGTGTGCCATGAGGCCGCGTCCATGGTGGAACAGGCTTCCCTGATCGCTACGGACCGGGATAAGTGGGAGCTGTTTTCCCCTGCCGAGAAGGTTCAGGCTTACCGCCTGGCGAAGACGGCAAAGAAATGGGCGGCGGCTGTGGATTACCGGTTTGAACAGGATGTGGCCGCCGGCCTGATTCCCGGTTTTGAGATGGCGCCCGGACGCACCAGTTTCACGGTGACGGATCCTTCCGGGGCGTTTTCCGCGCTGAATGCCGAGTTCCCGGACGAGGTGACGGCGGAAGCGTTTGCCGGGTGCTGCAAGGTCGGCATCACGGAATTGGACAGACTGTTTCACGCGGCCCGTAAAGCGGCGGATCCGAAGGCGACCACGAAGGCCAGCCGCGAATGGCTGCGGCAGCTGCTGGCGAAGTATGGCGAATCGAAAACCACAAAGGGTTCCGTGAAGGAAGTGGAAGGAGGTGCGGCATGATGACCACGCTGACCATTACCTTGCCCCACACGCCGCGGTGTTTGTCTCCCAATGCCAAGGCCCCTCTCACGCAGAGGGGGGCCATTGTGGCCGGTTACAAGAAGACGGCTGCCAAGAGCCGCGCCCGGAATATAGCCTGGGGCAGGACTTGTGAAGCCCTGAATGGCCGGAGGATGCAACCGACGCATTACCGGGTGGTCTGGTTTTACAAGGGTAATAAGCCGGACGCGGATAATTGCCTGGCACGCTGCAAGGCGTATCTGGACGGGGCCTGCAAAGCCATGGGGATTGACGACCGGACGCTGGACTGCGCCGGGATTGACCGGATTCATGACTTGGGCCGCGCCGGACAAGTGGAAATCGTGTTTGAAAGGAGGGACGATGAAAACGCTTAGATGCCCGCTGTGCGGAGGAAGTTTTGAACTATTTGAAGAAGGGGCGAATATCTACCTTTACCAGTGCTTAGATTGTCCTTTAGCTTCGTCGGTATCTTATACAGAAAAAGGTGCATTAGAAAATGCAAAGGAACTTATCTCCAAGTTCCCGCCTATCATGCGGTTAAATCAAGGTGATAACGTCCTGATATGGCTAAGTGATGACATATATACAGTGCTTGGTACGGATTTAGAAGCTGGAAAAATACATCTCCAAGACGTGTATGGTGATGCAGATAGTTACTATCCTACCAACATCAAAAAATGGCCGTGGGAATTCGAACAGAAAGGAGGGGAATCATGAAATACCTCTTTGAAATGCCAGCCCGTGACCCTGCACGGAAACCCTATGCCGCGGGATTGTCCCCGGAAGCGGATTCCTGGGCCAAGGCCAACAAGCACCGCATCGGTACGCGTCTTTCTTGGTGTAGGCCGCGGTATTCCGCTTTTATCGGGGATGCCGATATGCTTGCGGAGCTGTGCAACTTGTATGATGACTATGGGCTTATTACCTATGGCAACACCAAGGGCGCCGCCGTCCAGCAACTTTACAACAATCTCCAAATGCGGAAAGCCACCGTGGAAGACGCCCTGCGGTTTTTGCTGGGCCACCTGCAAGATCCGAAAGATGCCAAAAAATACGCTGCGACTTTTGGTCTTGAAGAGGCGGCGGACGGAAAGGAGGAACTATGAACACGAGAGCACCCCGTAAAAGGGCTCTGGCCCGGTATATTGGAGGCAAAAACCGCATTGCCCCCTGGATTATCAGCTTTTTTCCGGCTCATAAAATCTACGTTGAACCGTTCGGAGGTTCCGGTGCGGTGTTGCTGAATAAGCAGCCCGCCTGGATGGAGGTCTATAACGACCTTTATGACCGGATTGTGAACTTTTTTGAAGTGTTACGTGATCCAGAAAAATCTGAACGGCTGGCCAGCCTGTTGGAATTGACGCCCTACGCTCAAACGGCCTATGACCGGTCATTTGAAATCGCTGAAGACCCCGTGGAAGATGCTCTCCGCTTTGCCGTCAATAGTATGATGAGCTACGGCGGAGGAATCCACAAACCAGGTTTCAAGCGCAATGGCTTACTTCGCACAACACCCTATCCGCAGACATGGCGGGAATATCCCGACGTAGTGCGGGAATGCGCGGCGGAACTCCGGCGCCGGAACATTGAGATCAACAACATGGACGCCCTGCAGGTCATGTCCCGGTACGATACGCCGGAAACGCTACATTACGTTGACCCGCCCTATGTGCAGTCTTCGCGCAGTAGCCGCATGAGGTACGCCCACGAGTACGACCACCAAGACCATGAACGGCTTCTTGTCTTTTTGAAGACCTTGAAAGGCAAAGTAGTTCTGTCCGGCTACGATTCTGAATTGTACGCCCGGCATCTGGAAGGGTGGAGGAAGGAGTGCAAGGTGGCTCATGACACCGAGGGCGGCAAGAAGATTGAATGCCTGTGGATGAATTACAACCCCCAACTGACGCTTTTTTGATATGCCCAATAGAATAATCAGAGAAGGAATTATCACCAGCGAAGCGGTCAATTCCCTGAACTGGGAAGCCGAAATATTTTATCGCCGCTTGCTCTCTGTTGTGGACGATTTCGGGCGTTTCGATGCCCGACCGTCTGTCCTGCGTTCTGCCCTGTATCCCCTAAAGCTCGACTCTATGAGGGAGGATTCCGTTCAACGTTGCCTCAAATCCTGTGAGGTGGCCCGGCTCGTCGTCCTGTACTCCGTCAATGGAAAGGAATATCTGGAAGTGACCAACTTCCGACAGCAGGTGCGGAGCAAGAAGAGCAAATACCCTGCACCTGATGAACATATGCGTATCAGGTGTACAGTAGATGCTAATCATGTTATAAGCAAAATTGAAGAAAATAACTCTATCAGAGAGTTACAAGAATTGCATAGCACATGCGCATCAAATGCACAGCATATGCACACTAAGACGGAGACGAAGACGGAGACGGAAACGAATAAACAAGAAAATAATGCAGGGGGAGATAACACGGTGGTTTGTAGCGAGCCGCCCACTGCTCCTGCCTCCCCTATCCCGAACCGGATGCGCTGCGCCGACAACCATGCGGACCTGGGGGCGTCTCCCGGTGCTGCCCGGTTCATGGCTGCCACCCTTGCAATTAACCCATCCTGGTTCCGGACTTTGCCAACCGCCCTTGAGCAGGCCGCCGCGCTTGAGGCTTACCGGTCCGCGCAGGGGCGGGTGACGCCGCGGGATATGGAGATGCTCAAGGCTTACTACGCCAGCGGCTTGACGCATGACCGGAGCAATAAGGCTTTTTGGCGTCCGGACAGCCGTAAAAAGTTTTGGGAGTGCTTCGGCGACGTTTTGACGCATGCCGATAGGTGGGCGAAGGAAACACGCTGGAAGCCGGCATCCGCTCGGAAGAAGCCAAAACCCGAAGAACCACGGCAGCCGGAAGGGCCTGTTGTGGATGTCGTGGACGCTGCGGCAGAAATTGCATCTCTACGGGAGGAAATGGGAATAGGAGGTGACGAATGAAGCAGTCAGAGTTAAAATTGATGTCCATCATGTCCGCAGCCTTTTCACGGCTGAAAATGTCTCCGGTTCAGATCGCTATTCTTTCCTGTATCGGTCTTAATCCCGGCATTCGGTTTGGAGAAATTGCCAACCGCGTTTCCGTGTCTTCCAGCCGTTTGTGCTTTCATCTGAATACCCTTTGCGGTGCAGGAGACGTTTCTACCTCCCAATATGGAGGCAGATTCAAAAAAGGTTATTTCCTCACGGCACAAGGGCGTAAACGCTTGGAAGACGCTATCACACGAACGATGAAAGATCATGTCTAAGAGAGATAAAACATCTATTGCCACAGAGAAGAAGAAGGAGTTTGCGAGGCTCTTGGTTGAGTCAAAATTGTCCAAGGCGGACGCTTATCGTAAGGCCTACAATCGCAAGGATATGAGTAATGACGCAGCCAGCAAGGCGGCTTCTCGTTTGTCCAAAGATGGCGAAGTTTTGCGAATGATTGACGAATTAAACGCCCAGTTGGACAGATCAGCGGTTGCCACCAAGCAGGAATGCCTTGAATTTCTTACTGCTGTGTTGCGTACACCAATTGGAGAAGTGGGCGAAGATTCTCCTTTATGCCAAGAGGTTGCCTACACGGATTCAGGGATGCGCAAGAAGATGCCCGGCAAGATTGAGGCGGTGAGGGAACTTTCCAAGCTGGCCGGTTACAATGAACCGGAACCGGTGGATGTACCTGGGCTTTCAAAGATTGCCGCAGTACTTGCCGGAACGAAACAGGAGCATCTTGTACATCCTGATAATGGTAAAGCCGCTCCGATTGAGTTTGATAGTGAGGAGGAAGCATCGGAAGACAAGGAACGCCGCCCAGGGTTACTAGACGGCGTGGGGAATGAACCGTTGGTTTAAGGATGGAATTTTATATTTGATTTCACATAGTTAAACATATCACTTTCACTTTTAAATGAGCAAATATAAAAATATTTTTCTACAAAATCATCTTTATAGGTATTAAAAGAAAG